CGTATACTAGATACGAAGCAATATTTTGGAAAGTACGATTTTAATCCAGATCCAACGTATATTACCTCCATATATCTGGGTGCCAGCTCGGGAGATGCTCCAGGGCCTGAGCTTACAACAGAAACAGATACGGGGATACCCATCTTTGTGAGTCCTCGGGGAAAGAAATTTGAGTCCCACGAGCGAGCTGTTAAGAATGTTAATCGTATGTTTCGTGAGTCATCTTATGGGGTGCCAGTGCTTCGTAATAAGGCATGGGTAATGAAGGGAAAGGATGAGACTTACGGAAAATATGAAAAACACTTATTGGAGGATTACCAAAAGTATGCAGATAAATTTCGTTTCTTTGTTATTCCGAGCGATGAGGAGTCTCTTACGGAACGAGTTTTATTTACCTTGCGACAAAATCTGGAGCGTGGTTATATCTGCATAGGTCATACATGGTCGTACGGTGGGGCCGATCGCATAGCGGAGTTATTGCATTACGATTGGCAGGACCCGACAGCGGCCGTGTATTCTATGGGTGATTTGATAAATTGTGACCAGTCACTACACAGGGTATTGCTTGAATTTTTCGTAGCACATGGAGGAATTTACTATAACAAGAAAAGTCGAGCGTGGCCAATCTATAAGAAAATGCTAAAGACGATTTTTGATTGGCTAATAACAAGGATAACACACGTATATGCGGGAGTATGGATGGTCGTTCATGGAGGTGTGCCCTCAGGATCGGTGGTAACATCGCATGCCGATTCTTGGGTATCTTTGCTGTTATTCTGTCTATGGTGCTGTTATGAGATATCGCGTATAGTGGATGCAGAAGTAGCTATGGCCGCAACGGAGGCCTTACTACATATGCAGTTAATTATGATAGTTTATGGCGATGATCTCATACATCGATGTCCACGGGTATTAGAAGGGACGTTTGGTTTTGCGCGTTACATAGCCTGGGCACGACAGTTTTTCGATATGCATTTTAAGGATATTAAGATCGATAAGCCCCTACTGTCGATTGTTTCTGAGAGCGGTGCCGTAATAGAAGACGGATGTTCCTTTTTACATCGGCGATTAGTTCGTAACCCGTGGAAGGGAGAGAAACAGCCCAAATTGTTAGCATGGAGACCGATTTCAGACTATTCTTATCGCCTCGTGTATGGACGGGAACCAGACCCGTGTCGAAATGTTATGGATGTGATGCTATCCGCGATGGGAATGGCGTATGATTCGTACGCGGCGAATCTTGACTCTTACAATTATTTGCGTGATGTGTTTATGTTAGGCTTCAATTATATTAAGGTCAAAGTGACCGATGTGAATGAGGTATTGTTTAGGCACTTTCAGGCCAAGAGGGGGGGAGATTTATCTCAGTACCTCCGTAAAGGCAAGATGTCGCTGGAAGAATTGAGGAATGGGTTCCCGAAGTTGGCTATATTGGTCGGGAAAAATCAAGTTGATAGGGAGAAATGGTCATTACGAAATTTCCCTAATGAAGAAATGTCCATGTTTGCCGTCGAGGATGATTTCTAAAGTGGAAAAATAAAAAGTGTACTTCGCCTCTACTGATATGGGGTTTACTGATTCTTAGGTGGAGGTGTTAAGGAAAAAAAAAAAAAAAAAAAAAAACATATTAATCTTCAAGTAACCATTTATCTCGATGTTTTCTTTTAACTGCTGCTCGACGTGCTTTAAT